AAATTTGTAAGTGCATTGCTCATATAATTATTTATGTCAAAGAAAAAGCCCGGAGAAGTTCCGGGCTTGTTGAGTTAATTGAAAATTAACTACCTATTGCCAAGGCGCCAATTGTACGTCCAACCGGTTGTCCTAATCCCACTACATTGCCGCCGCCGTCAAGTTGTATAGCATTGTCATATGAAAGTGTTAGGTCGATACTCATAGCTTCAGTTGCTTTGGCATAATCGGCACCGCTGTATGTTACTGCTTTAATAAAACATCCTTGTAGTTCAAAGGCTTCTAAAACATTTGGTGTGTATGCTCCATTACCGCCATCAAGTATTTCAATAATTGTAGTAAATTTATAATCTAGTCCCGAAGCAGCACCACTTTGTTCAAAGAAATCAAACTGTTTCTGCATCTGTTCTCCAACTTTTTGTGCTACAGCGTTGGTGGCATCGTCGCGAATTGAAAGTTTAATATCATCAAACTTATGTTTTCCAGCTATCTTTACTGTACTGTTGTATACATTTAAAGTAATTGTTTCAAAACTTGGTTTTGGACGATCCACACTCATAACCTGTTTTGTCAACTCAGTTGATGGATCTCCGCCAACACCAAAATCAAATAGCGTTACGCGGAAACGATATGCTAATTTTGGCATCAACAAACCTTGGCTGGCTGAACTTTGGTCCGTATTAAGCGGTACTGTAAATCTTGTTAAACTTGCGATTGGCATTTAATGCTCCTTGTTCTTTTGTTTTATTATCATTTACCCATTGATCCAAGATTACCAGACTTAATGGCTCCAGTATTCAACAATCTTAATGGAATATAGATAAACTCTACAGCTTTAACGGGCTCAATAGCAATATCTAAATAAAGCTCTGACCTATCAATGCGTGCTGGAGTATTGTTTGAAGTATCACATACAACCAAGAAGTCATATAGTGCTCTTTGACCAACTAACTCTAGCATCAATGTTTCTGCTGCTGATTTAATTTCTTTACGTGTTTGCGCATCATTTGGCTCAAACAAGTAAGGTTTAGCCAAAATACCTAGTTGTCTGCGTAGATAAGATACTAAACGACTTACGTTGATACGATCTAAACTACTAGCAATACTTGTACGTGTGTATTGTCCCATGTTAACTAAGCCAACTCCTGGCAATGTTGCGATAGGGTTAATACGTACTGTAGGCGAAGATAATACATCACGTAATCCTTGATATAAGGATACAGTCTTGAATTCGCCAGTATCGTTTACATATCCAACTGAGCTAGCATTGTCAATAGTTCCGCGGCGTGTACCTGCTGGGGCAAACCATAAGTAACTCTTGGCATCACTGTTAATAATTGTACGTAGCATCATGTGGCTAGGTGGAACTACAATCTTGTTACCACGATTATCATTGGTATATCCACTTGGATAAAACATAGCCAAATGTGTATCAAATGTAACAGCAGCTTGGTCGTTGTTGTCAACAGCTTTCATGCTGTTACTACCATAGGTAGTTAGCGTAGTGCCATTGGGCTCTAATCTAAACGGTGTATCACCAAGAATAAATGCTGTTTGACCAATATCTGTATTGAAGGTAACCATTGGTTGAATTGCTTCAGGATATCCTGGGCAAGCAATTAGGTTAAAATTCAATGTATCGGTGTCACGAATACTTTGATTGGAAGCAATCATGGCATCGAGTGCTTTGACTACTACGCCACGTTGTGATAAACGTCCAAAAGCTCCAACGCCGTTAACATCGTTCGGGCTAGCGGTAACCCAACGATTTGGATAATATGTCGACATTGATTCGTTGTTATAACGTGGATTGGTTGAGTTTGTATTGATATACCCAACATCATAATATTTTACATTATTTCCACTACGACGTGTATTAAACAAACGTGTTCCACGTGGATACAAGGCAGGATCAGGACAATCTGGATCAACGTAATCGCTGCTTAATAGTGCTGCGATTGTTCCAGCTGGAGCAACTGTTGCGGTTCCACCTGTTAATCCTTGACGAGCGTCGTGGAATACCCAACCATTTGGAGTAGTATGATCGGTGACGTCTTGTAAAGCCCATTTTGAGCCGTCAAATACATAGATATTTTGACCATACATATCTGGCATGGATGTATCAATCCAGATATCCCCAACTGCCAAACTGGTTACGCCATCAGATTGTTTCTGTGGCATCGTGGCACTAACTATAGGACCTTTAACATCTGTTGTATTCTGGAATGGGCTAAGAGCACTCTTATAACCTACCCATTTTGTTCCATTGTGATACATAATATCTGCTTCAAATACATTATTATACCACAATGTTCCATCAGCTGGATTGGTAACAGGAGCAGTAGATAATGCCTCATAAACCAATGGCTTCCAATTAGAAGCGATACCAAAACTATAGTTATCACCACTTGGTGCTGTGTATAAATTAGCAGTAGTACCGTTTATGGTAAAACCTGCTTGTGTTAATGGAGTACCGGTAGTTTGTTTAAGTTCAAAGTCTCCGCCAAGTGTATGGCTGATAGATAATTTAAGATTTACATCATCCCATGTGGCTTTTATATTGAACAAATCAGATCTAACATTTATTCTACTGGCAATTTCATAACCTAGGTAATTGGTAGGAGATCCTGGTAAACTAATCTGAACCTCTGAACCCCATGTTCCGTTGGCCAATGATTCTCTAATAGAGAATGCGCTGGCAGAATTCAATTTAACTGTGCTAGAAGTAGGAGCAGTAATTGTTGTAGGAGCATTTGAATATCGTATCCATAGTTTAAAATCAGCATTTACTCCCTGAGCTGCTTCAAGTTGATTGGTATAATCATATTCAACAATCACAGTTCCTAGAGGAATTCCTGCGCCACCGGCAACTGGGTCTAAACTGGCAATTGCTGCAGTAATACTTGAATATAAACTTACAGGAACAGTTGTCCATGCCTGTGTAGCACCTTGCCAGTATTTTACTTTCCAATTTGCTCCATTTCCTGGAGTTGTGGTTTTAATCCATACACTGCCGGTTGGTGCGCTTAGGGCGCCAGTACCGACTGCTGTAAAGTTAGGATATTGTGTGTGTGGAGCAATCACACATTGTTTATCGATATTTCCATCTGGGAATGTATTATTAACAGATACCCACGGTGTGGTATCGGCTGTTTTATAATAAAGTTGATTGGCATTATCGCTGGTTATTACCATTGCGTAATCGCCGACTTTACCAAATGATGGAGAAATTATGCCACCACTGATCCAAGTGGCCTTATTGCTATTATCAATAATAAGTGGAGTTTTTTCTGTGAACTTTCCAGTAGCAGCGTTCCACTCAAAAATTCCAAACAAGGAATTTGCAGTATCAACCCAATATGTGCCAACTTTTGGTAAACCTGTTGGAGCATTAGACTGTGGATCTAGAGAACTCAAATCAACATCGGCTCTTACTACATATGCTTTCGAACTAACACCTAGTGCGCTATACGCGGCTTGTAGTCCATATTCATTGACCTCACCTCCGTGTACAGGATTGCCTTCGGCATCAGTTTCAAAGTAAGGAGTACCAAATGTATCAGTTAAATCTCTCTGACTTGTGATTACCCAAACTTTACCAGCATTGGCTGCTGTAGTTCCTTGTGCTATTCCGGTACCGGAAGCGTTTTGTTTATCTTGTCCTGTTGCTACGAAAAGCATTGGAACTGTTCCCGCAGCAGCCGGAGTATAGAAACTCTCGTCTATTACATTTACTTGTATGCCCGGCGATTGAAGTGGTGTTGACATTTTTTACTCCTATGTGGATTACTTTGTTTTATTTAGCCAGTATGGTAAAAAAATACGTGGTTAAATAAAGCAAAAGGGCACCAAAAAGGGCGCATATGAGAAAATTATGTAACGAATGTGGCAAAAGACCAGTTGCCGTTAACTATTATAAAGAAGGCAAGGTATTCTTTAGGTCAAAATGCGACCATTGTGCCAATCATCGCAGAGATGGTATTGCTCCTTGGAAACAGGCCGGCTATAAGAAAAAAGACACATGTGATAAATGTGGCTTTAAATCCGCTCATCCTGATGTTTTTAATGTATTCCATGTGGATGGGAATCTTAAAAACTGTAGATTTACTAATCTAAAAACAATTTGTGCCAATTGTCAACGTATACTCCATCAAGAAGGAGCACAATGGCGGCAGGGAGATTTGAAACCTGACTTTTAAATTAAATCTAGTACAATTGACCTAGCAAATTCACTAGCGTTGATTTTTAATAAATTGCCAAGTTGATCAAATAAGTTATCAATGGTCCCATCATTGGTTACTACGGAATCAATTTTTCCTCCTACCCACGAATATTCACTTGCGTGTATTTTCATCCTATCCAATTTTGATTTGCTAAGGGACCATTCAGTATTACCATTTGGTCCACGATTATATGCTAGAGCAGCATCATACCATTCAGGATCATCTCCGCGCTTTACACGAATAACCTGTCCACCGGCATTATGAATAGCTTCGATTTCATTCGGAAATCTTACATCACTAATAACAATATTATCTCGGGTTTTGCGCATCTTGTTTTCTAAACTAGCTATCCAGATGTCGTCATGAAACCCATGTCTACATACCTCAGTACCCCAGTATTGTAAAACCCAACGTGGTGTTAGTTTAGGCATGTTTAATCGTTCTGCCCACCATGGATCAATTTGTTCTCGCCACTCGCGTGCTTCGGCAGTTCGCCCTTCGAGAAGTGTACGATCCCACCCAAATACATTTGATACAGCATCTTTGAGAGTGTTAGCGAAACTATCTCGCCTATATCCGTGCGTGTTAACCAAATAGTCTGCTGCGGTATCTTTGCCGCTACCGATAAAACCTACAAAACCGATCACTGCCATAGTATCTCCTGTATACTATAATTTATTACATTTACATGACACTGTCAATATTTTTATTTTCCAATTAACCCGTGACCCATGTAAGCGGCGTCGAGCCTTCTTTGTAGTTGATTAGATCCAATTCTAAAGCATCAATTTCGGCTTTGCCTTCTGATTTTAAACTGGTACCATTGAGTGTGGTGCTGCCTTGGGCACTTGCGATTGATCCAAATTTTTCTCGAGCTTCGCCTAACATGATTTTACAGGTAGCTAGTGTATAATCTTTTAACCATTGTCCAGCATAGGTATCTTGAAGCAAATTAAAATCAGGACGATAGTTATACATCCATACTAATAGTTCTTCATTACTTCGTGGACGTTGCATTATAGTTAACATCTTGCTGGTTTTATTGTAGGTAAAGTTAATATCACTACCGAACATCTTGCCAACCTGTTTCTGATAGCTAGCAAATGAATAATATGTTGCTAGTCCACCCATATTGGTACTTGCTAACAAATATGTATTGCTATATGCTAGATTGAATGGTTCAAATAAACTGCCGCCGTCGCCGCCGCCTGTTCTGCTCCCGACACTACGACGAAATAGTTGACGTACTTCTATAACTTCCTTTGGCATGATATAATCATTGACATCGGTTATTAAGTTTAAGAAACCAAAACTCTCTTCAACCGCATTACTGCTGCGTTGGCGATATTTTGCCAATGCGCGATCTAGTGCAGTATTATAATGTATTGGATCGAGCTCAATGTCAATCATGCCAGATCCTAGCATGGCTTGCACATATTCAATTACGGTTTGTCGAGAGTTTAGTGAGTCATTCATACAAATATTTATGCATAAATAACAGACTATGCCAAAACTTTCTCTTTTTCGTCCCGAAAAGGGCAACGACTTTAAATTTTTAGATCGTGCCATTAGTCAACAATTTCAAATTGGTGGAGTTGATGTCTATGTACACAAATACCTCGGACCAGTTGACCCTTTGGCAGGTCAAGCTTCACCAAGTGTGCCAAATAATACAAACCCAATCGGCGAGTTAGGTATTCAAGATGTAATATTCATGGAAAATCGTGATCGGCATTATGATCCTGATGTGTATATAATGCGTGGAATTTATACAATGCAAGACTTAGATTTTAATTTAAGTCAATTTGGATTATTCTTAAACAGTGATACAATTATGATGCATTTTCATTTGAGAAATACAGTAGATGCGCTAACCAGAAAAATTATGGCAGGCGATGTTATTGAATTACCTCACTTAAAAGATGAATACGCTCTCGACGATAGTACAGTGGCCCTGAAAA